TTCCCGCAGGTGATGTTCGTCAACAACACCTACCCGGACTTCGACCTCTACATCTACCCCCGTCCGACGCGGCTGTTGGAGTGGCACTTCATCAGTGTCGAAGTGTTGACGCAGCCTGCGGAGTTGGTCACGGAAATTTTGTTTCCCCCAGGCTATCTGCGGGCCTTCACGTACAACTTGGCCTGCGAGATCGCGCCGGAGTTTGGCGTTGAGCCTTCGCCCCAAGTGCAGCGTATTGCCATGACCAGCAAGCGCAACTTGAAGCGGATCAATAACCCGGATGATGTGATGTCGATGCCGTACTCGCTGATCGCTACGCGCCAGCGGTTCAACATCTACGCCGGTAACTATTGATGAAAACGCCGATTCTAGGTTCCAGCTATGTGGCCCGCAGCGTCAACGCTGCGGACAACCGCATGGTCAACATGTACCCGGAAATCATCCCCGAGGGCGGCAAAACCTCCGCGTTTTTGTCCCGTTGCCCAGGTCTAAAGCGGTTGGTTGCGGCTGGCAGCGGGCCTATTCGCGGGCTGTGGGTGCTCAAAGAGTACCTGTATGCCGTCTCGGGCGACACCTTCTATCGGCTTAACGTCATCGGCAACTCGACCCGCTGGAAGATCAAGCCCCTAGGCACTGTGACCGGCACCGGCCCTGTATCCATATCGGACAACGGCATTCAGATTTTTATTGCCTGCAATCCTGACGGATTCATCTACAACGCCGATACAGAAGTGTTTGCTCAAATCACCGACCCGGACTTCCCCGGCGCGGTGAAGGTGGGCTACCTTGACGGTTACTTCGTGTTCAACGAACCCAATAGCTCGCGCGTGTGGGTGACATCGCTGCTGGACGGCCTGTCGGTTGACCCGCTGGATTTCGCCAGCGCAGAAGGCGACCCCGACGGTTTGGTGTCCCTGATCGTTGACCACCGCGAAGCGTGGCTGTTTGGCACCAACTCGATTGAAGTTTGGTACGACGCGGGGCTGCCAGACTTCCCGCTGCAACGCATCCAAGGCGCGTTTAACGAGATTGGTTGCGCGGCCCCATACTCGGTTGCCAAACTCGACAACGGCCTGTTCTGGCTGGGTTCTGACGCTCGTGGCCGGGGTATCGTCTACCGGGCCAACGGCTACACCGGCACACGCATTTCAACCCACGCGGTTGAGTGGCAGATTCAGCAGTACGGCAACCTGTCGGATGCCATCGGATACACCTATCAGCAAGACGGCCATGCCTTCTACGTGCTGATTTTTCCGAGCGCCCAAACCACTTGGGTCTACGATGTATCAACCCAGGCTTGGCATGAGCGGGCGGGCTGGTCTAACGGCAACTTTGTGCGCCATCGGTCCAACTGCCAAGCGGTCTACGACGACCAAGTTGTCGTCGGCGATTTTGAGAACGGCAACATCTACGCCTTTGATCTGAACGAGTACGCCGACAACGGCGATATTCAAAAGTGGCTGCGTAGCTGGCGCGCGTTGCCGCCCAACACAAACACCCTCAAGCGAACCGCGCAGCATAGTTTGCAAGTCGATTGCGAATCGGGTGTGGGCACCAACACGGGCCAAGGCAGCGACCCTCAGATGATGCTGCGCTGGTCGGACGACGGCGGTCATACGTGGTCCAACGAACATTGGGTTTCCGTGGGCAAGATCGGCGAATACTATCGCCGTGTCATTTGGCGGCGCTTGGGCATGACGCTCAAACTGCGTGACCGCGTGTATGAGATTTCGGGCACTGACCCTGTCAAGCTGGCTATCATGGACGCCGAATTGATCGTGTCGCCGACCAATGCCTGAACAGCAAAATATCACAAACATACCGTCTAACCGTGTCGAGATCATTGATCCGCGCACGGGGATGGTGTCGCGTGAGTGGTATCGGTTCTTTTTGAACCTGTTCAACCTTGCAGGTAACGGCGGCAACCAGACCTCGCTAGACGACCTGCAAATCGGCCCCCCGCCCCAGCCAGATTCTGGTAGCGGTGGTGGTGGCGGTGGGGGTACGGGCACCGTTACTTCCGTAGACGTGTCTGGCGGCACGACGGGCCTGACGACCAGCGGCGGTCCGATCACATCTAGCGGCACGATCACCCTGGCTGGCACGCTCAACGTGGCTAACGGCGGTACAGGTGCCACCACAGCCGCAGGCGCTCCTTTTGCGCTCAAGGGCGCGAACGCTGACATCACGTCGATGTCGGGCATTACAGGCCCGATCAGTTCGCCGACCTACATTGATATGGGCAACGGGGCGGCCACCACTTTGGCGGCTGGCCGCATGTGGTACAACCAAACCACTGGCTCATGGAACATGGGCATGGGTAATGGCAACATTACTCAGCAGGTTGGCGAGGAGTTGTTCCGTTACGGCAAAGCCAGCGCTGCGATTAACGACTCGCCTCTTCAACTGGTCTACAAGACCGGCGTGGTGGGCGCCAGCGGCGTCATTACGTTTGCCCCCGCCGTTGCGGGAATTACGCGAGGCGATGACATTCTGGGGTGCGCCACAGAACCGATTGCGCTAAACGGTTTTGGCCGTATCACCACCTACGGCGTTGTCAACAACATCACAACCAACGGTACAGCGTATGGCGAAACTTGGGCTGATAACGACGACATCTACTACAACCCGACAACCGGCGGGCTGACCAAAACACTGCCAACTGCACCTGGGCTGAAACTGTTGGTTGGCACGGTCATCAACGCAGGGTCTGGCGGCTCAGGTTCGTTTATTGTCAAGCTCGGTGTTGCGACGTATCTTTCCGCGCTTTCTGACGTGCAATTCGGTACGCTGGCTAACAATGACCTGATTCAGTACGACAGCACCGCGCAATATTGGAAAAACGTAGCTCCCAGCGCAGTTACCGGCGTCGGCAGCGTCGCCAACGCCCTGACCGCAGGCACTGGCATTTCGTACAGCGTTGGGACGACCTACAACGGCTCGGTGGCCGTCACGATCAATAACTCTGCGCCTGATCAAACGGTGTCGCTAACTGGCGGTACGGGCATCAGCACTAGCGGCACCTACCCCAATTTTACGATCACCAACACCCTGCCCATGACGTACCCTGGGGCGGGGATTCCCAACTCCACCGGCACGGCGTGGGGCACGTCGTATACGACAACAGGTTCCGGCACCGTAGTGGCGCTGGCGACCTCACCCAGCTTCACTACGCCGATCTTGGGCACGCCCCAATCGGGCAACTTCAGCACCGGCACGTTTACATGGCCGACGTTTAACCAGAACACCACAGGCTCCGCCGCCACGCTGACTACGGGTAGAACCATCTCTATTTCGGGCGATTTGACCTACACCAGCCCGAGTTTTGATGGTTCGGCCAACGTAACTGCGGCGGGCACGCTGGCCACTGTTAATGCTAACGTAGGCAGCTTTACAAACGCTTCAATTACTGTTAACGGTAAAGGCTTAATTACTGCGGCTTCTAGCGGTACTGCGCCGGTAACCAGCGTCACGGGCACGTCGCCTGTTGTGTCCTCTGGCGGCGCAACACCGGCAATCAGCTTGGCTTCTGGCTACGGCGACACCCAGAACCCTTACGCCAGCAAAACCGCTAACTTTGTCTTGGCCGCGCCTAACGGCTCTGCGGGCGTGCCGACTTTCCGGGCCATCGTGGCTGCGGACATTCCGACCCTGAACCAAAACACCACGGGCACGGCCTCCAACGTGACCGGCACGGTGGCTATTGCTAACGGCGGCACAGGCCAGACCACGGCAGTGGCGGCGTTTGACGCGCTGTCCCCCACGACTACCAAAGGCGACCTAATTGTCAGCAACGGCACAGACAACGTCCGGCTGGCCGTGGGCACGGATGCCTATGTGCTAACCGCCGATTCGACGACCGCCTCTGGCATTAAATGGGCCGCTGCAAGCGGCGGAGGCAGCAACATCACGTCTTTGGGGATGTGGGAGAATAACGCCACTATCTCGGCCAACTATTCGATCACTTCGGGCAATAACGCAATGTCCGCCGGACGAATCACCGTCAACAGCGGCGTCACGGTTACGGTGCCGACAGGCTCGTCGTGGGTTGTCGTTTAAGGAATTGATATGAC